GACAAGTTCGACGTGGTAGGCGTCACGAGTTGTGCCGCCGTCATCGTCCACGTCACGGGTGTGGCTACGGGCATTACGGATAACCTCCACCTGAGGTGGCCATTGAGGTGTGGAGTTTCGGCGTGACCGTGAGGATGGCACCCAACGTCACGGTCACGTCATTGAACGATGGGGGGACATAGATGCCGCCTCCGGTCGCGCTCACGGTCAACAGCTTGATGACGGGGGATGCCGACAGCACGGCGACCTGCGCCGTGAGGTTAGCGACCTGAGCCGAAAGGGCCGTGACTTGGGACTGGGCCGCCGATAGTTGGGACTGCAAACCCGAGATCGTGCCTGCGTCCGCCTGAGCCTGCACCTGCGCCGCCGCCAACTGACCCGTCAACGTCGTGACCTGACCCTGTGCCTGGGCCAGCGACGCCTGTGCCGAAGTCAGTTGGGCGGACAGCGAGGCCACCTCCGCTTCCAAAGAGGCCGTGTCTCCCCCCACCACGACCGTTGAGGTAGTGGTTGAGTTCGACGAGCTGGTGACCTTGATGAACTGCCCCTGCCTCGGGCGGACGTACGGCTTTCCCATCCATCACACCACCGGGTCCGGCAAGGTTTCGACCCAGACGTGGGGCGGGGTGAGGACCCAACCTTCTTCCACCGCCTGTTCCTGTAGGAACGGCGGGACGCCCGTGAAGTACCCGTTGGCGTCGGGGTTGCGTGCCATGTGCCAGTTGATGTACGACTGCTTCGCGTCCTCGGCGAAGATGAGCCAGGTCTGCGTCATGCGAGCACCAGGACGGCGACGCACCCACGGGCACCCGTCACCCCGGTGTTGCCGCCACCGTAGCCGATGCCGCCCGTCCCGCCGTTCGCCTGCAGGAGGCCGTACGCCGCGCTTTGCGTGACGAGGGCCACGGCACCACCGCCACCACCCCCGCCGCCGCCAGCGGAGCCAGCCGTGCCGGTGCCGGGGCCACCCAAGCCGCCGTTCGCACTGATGCGCCCGGCGTTGGACACGGTCTTCGCCGCAACCCACACGACGCCACCGCCCGTACCACCACCGCCGCCGTTGGCGGATGCGTTGTTCGACCCGCCCCCACCGCCGCCCGCGCCCCCGTTGAACCGCTCGGTGCCGTTGGTGGTCATGATCTTGGCCGCACCCCAGAACGCCTGGGACTGCCACTTCTGCCAAGGCGTGGGCTGCGATGCGGAGCCGCCATTGCCGCCCGCGTTCGCACCGCCCGCACCGCCCGCGCCACCCGCCGGCACGCCGCCCAGGTCGTTCAGGCTGGAGTTGCCGCCCGACCCGGAGCCGATGTTGCCGATGCCGTTCGTCGCACCCGACCCGCCGCCGCCGAACCCACCCCCGAGGTAGTTCTTCGGCAGGACGCCGGCCGCCCCGGTCGGCCCCGTGGCCGTGATACCGTCATCGTTGATGGAGCCGCCGGCCTCGATGGTCAGCGTCCCACGCACGAAGATTCGGTAACCAGCGACCTTGAGCGTTCCGGTGCTGGTGATGGTCAGGTTGATGTAGTGTTGCTCCCGCGTGGCCGTGGTCAGGTTCGTGATGGTCACGTTCCCGTCCGTGCCGTCGCCGAAGTAGGCGAGGCCGAAGTCCGTGGACAAACCGCCGCCGGACGACACGGTCTCGGCGAAGCAGTCGACGTTGTTCGAGGTGGTGGGCATGGCTCACTCCTCCCAGAAGAGTTCGATGCGCTTCACGTTGCACGTGCCCGCGTTCGTCTTCATGTGGCAGTACAGATTGGCGTCGGCGTCGTGCGAGTAGTCGATGTCGATCTTGTACGTCACGCCGCCCTCGGCGGGGGTCGTGATTCCCGTGCTGAGCGTGGCCGTCGTGTCGCCGATGACCGGGTCGTTGCCGGCCAGGTCGCGCGTCAGGCGCATCGTGATGGCCGAGGCCCCCGCGATGGTGTCGACCTTGATCCAGAGCGCGGACAGGCGGGCCACCGCGCGCTTGTTGCCGACGACGCCAGGGCTGTCCTGCCAGAGGGGGATGACGTGACGCTGCGCGCCCGCGACGTACGCGTTCGTCAGGCCGATGGTGAGACCCGTGTGGGCACTGTTGTGGATGAACTTTCCGACTGCGGCCATCTTCTACTCCTTCGACCGATGGCGGTCTGATGCGGCTACTTGCCGCGCTTCTTCTTCGAGATCTCGACGGCGGCGAGCTGCTTCATCGCGCCCGCCTTGGACTTGGGCTTCTTCGACAGCGGACGCCCCGACGAGGACGTGGCCTTGTAGCCACCCTTGACCTTCTTGATCACTTGCCACCCGACTTGGGCACGCCGGTGTACTGACCGGGGAGGGTGGAGATGGACGGGGTGCCGCCCGCCTTGCCCTTCGGCATGGTGTTGTAGATGGCCTCGGCGGGGTTGCCGGGGGCGGTGACGCCCGACGACTTCCACTGCGACCCCTTGCCGCCACCGTGGGTCTTGCGCGGCTTCGTGTCCGTGTACGACCCCTCGTTCATGAGGTCGGGCACGGAGTAGGTCTTGGGGGCGACGTTGCCCTTGCGGCCCTTGGACTTGCCGGGGTTCTTGACCTTGGTCTCGGCGAACTCAGAATCAGGTGCGTACTCGGACATGGTGTCCTCCGTGGGGTTGATGGGTCAGCACTTCCAGTCCTTGCGTGCCCAGTAGTTGGCGGTCGTCTTGTCGCCCTTGCCCTTGATGCCCTTGCTTCGGGCGCAGTACGACTTCCGACGGGAAGGGCTGTTCACGCCCAACCCCAACTTGGCATCACCGAATCGGATGGTCTTGATGTTCCCGGTGGCCGGGGTCTTGACGTAGACCACCTTGCGCTTCTTGCCGTAGCCGGGCTCCCCCTGCCGGATGGCGCGGGGGGTGTCGAGGACGGGGGTCTTCTTCGGGCCACCTTTCTTCATGTTCGTTCTCCGTGGGATGTTGCGGACCTAACGCTAGTCCCGTTCCTTCTTCGGGAGCCGTTCACGTTCCATTGTAGCAGCTTCCTTCGACAACACGGAAGCACGTGCCTCCATCGCCCGACGACGCTTGATGTCCTCGGCGGTGGCACCGCCGTAGGTGGCCGCGCCCAGTGCGGACGCCGCGTACTCTCCAGGCGTCCTGGCGTAGGGGCCGGAGAGGTCCATCCCCCCGATCATCTTCCCGTAGTCGGTGAGGGTCCGGCTCATGCCCGTCGCCTGCAACCCGTTCAGGAACGCGACGTACATCGCGAAGCCGTCGTCGGTGGTGTGATACGACTTGCCGTACAGGGACGACTCCTCGCCGGGGGCAGCGTCCTGTCGGGTGACCCCGAAGAGCCGGAACAAGGACTCGGTGACGGGGGCGGGCAGCATCTCGTAGATGGCCGCATGTTCGGGCGGGATGCGGTTCTTCGTGAGCTTCACCTCGAGCAGGTCGGACATCGGGATGTCCGATGCCACGAGTGCCGCACCCGCCTTGGTGAGCGGACCCAACCGCTTGGCGAGCGCACCTTCCGCGAACGCACGGTATCCACCCTCGGGTGTGGGGCCACCGATGAGGGCGACGGGGTCGGTGAGTGCCATGCCCGCGATGTTGAGGGCGTCCGCGTGGGGCATCATCGGGAGGGCAACGCTGCGCCCCTCCTTCTTCGCCAGCCCCGGTTCGACGTCCAACACGATGCGGGCGACGCCGAACTCCTGCGGGAAGTAGAACGACAGGTCGCGTGCGTTCTGGTCGCCGACGAGGATCTTGCTGGGCTGCTCCGTGGCCCGCACCATGCGGATGATGCGGGAGGGGTTGTCCACCGCGTTCTTCACGAACTGCACGATGCTCTGCCGGAAGTAGTTGTAGAACACGAAGAAGTTGCGGCTCACCAACCGCTCCGCATCCGTCAGGTTTCCGTAGTCGTAGAGCGACCGACGCCCAAGGTCGAGTGCCTCGTCGACCGTCTTGCCGTCGCGCAGGGCTGCGGTCACAGTCTCCATGCGCCACACGTTGTCCGTGAACACCGCGAGCGGGTCACCGAGGAACTCCCTCGGTGCCGTGAACACGCGCTTACCCTTCTGGAAACGCGACAGGTTGCCGATGGTGGCGTTGGCGTCCTCAATGAACGACCCCGCTACCTCCGTGTTGATTTGGCTCTTGAACAACCCACCCTTGATGGCGAGGTCGTACAGGTCGCCACGGGTGTAGACGTTCCCGAACCTGTCCGTGACGACGGGGCTCATCCGTGCGACAGGGTTCTTCACCAGGGGAGAACCGAGCATGAGTACGTTTGCGGCCTCACCCGTCCTGAGGAAGTTGGAGGGTCGGCCCGTCGTGAAGTAGGTGATGAGCGGGGCCGTGAGGTTGTTCACCCCGTGGAATCGCGGGGAGAGGGACAGGGTGTTGTAGTAGAAGAACGCCGTGTACGAGTCCAGGGCCCAACGGAGGGTCTTCGCCGCTCGGGCAGCGGACACGTTCCCGTCGTGCGCCAGGTCCGACAGTCGGGACAGTTCCTTCAGCATCGCCTTGTACTTCGGCTCGGTGCCGATGTCGGCCAGCATCTTCTCGGCCAGTGCGGGCACAACCAACTGGTTCGGCTGGATGCGCCCGGCCATGAGGTCGTCGATGCGGCGGATGGCCATGTCCACGTTGCCGTCGGCGACCAATCCCCCTGCACGCATCAGGTCGACCTGGTCCTGCAAGTCACCCATGATTTCGTACACGTTCATCCGACCCGTGCGCGGGTCGGCAGCGAGCATCCAGTCCGTCGCGAACCTGGAGGCACGGGCCGGGTCCAGACCTGGGTTGGTGCGGGTCACCACGTCGAGCAGGTATCCGCGCAGGTTGCCGAACTCACCGGCACCTACCTCGAGGATGAGGTCGTCAAGGTCGGTCGGCCTGTTGATGTAGTCCTTCAGCAGGGCGTAGAAGAACTTGTCCCCCTCGACGCCGGTGCCCGCCGCGTTCAGTGCCGCGATGGCCCGACGGGCAGGTTCGGACACCCCAATCGGTCGCTCGGGGATGACGCGTACGGCAGCGTCGGCGATGATCTCCCCGGTGCGGGAGCGGGCATAGGCGACGGCCAGCGTCTCCTTCCCGAGGGACGCCGGGACGGATAGCACCCGACCCCCTGCATCCGTGATGGCGGGGTTGATGTTCCGCTCCACCATGGTCGCCGCGTCGTCGAAGATGCTGTCGAGACGGGATGCAAGCTGCCGCGGCGTGAGGGACGCGATGTCGTCGACCATGCGGCCGTACTCCGCAGTGTCCGTCATCACGGCGCGTCCGTAGTCGTACGCCCCGAGGAACGCATTCTCGATTGGGCCGTGCTCCGTGCCGTAGAAGATGCTGTCGAGCAGGCTCTCGGCGTAGGCGCGACCCACGGCGGGGTCCCCGCCCACGACGACACCGCGACCGAGGGCGATGAGTTTCTCGTCGATGGGTGCATCCGTCGTCACCCCGTACATGCCCGCGAACTCGGGGTCCGACCCGATGCGCTGGAACTCATCACGCAGTGTCTTGTCCAGCGCGCTGACCCGACCACGGGCCGACGCGATGATCTTCTGCTGCACCGGGGACACGAGTTTGTCCAACGCCGGGTTGCCACCGACGAACCGCGTCACCGTGTCGCGGATGCTCTGCGGGAGTGCCTTGGCGATGGCATCGTTCATGAGGCGTCGCGACGTGGACAGTTCCCCGGTGATCTCCTGGACGCGGCGGGCCTGCTCGACCTCGCGCGGGAACTTGCGGCCGATGCGTTCGGCGACTGCGCGCTGCGTGAACCCTGTGCCGCCACGGAGGGCGAGGTCGTCGACCTCCGCATAGACGAGGACGCGGAGGTCGTCGGCGGCGAGGGCACCACGGTCGATGCCGGCCATGATGCGGGCGGCATCCTGTTCGGCGAGGCCACCCGACAGACGTGCCTCGTTGACGGCCTGACGCAACCGCGCCGTGACCCCGGCGGGGTCACCCAAGTCGGAGAGGTTGAACCCGCGAGTGACCTTCCCGGTGGTGTCGACGTTGACACGCGGGAGTTCCTGCAGTGGGGTGACGGCCTCCCGGTAGAAGTCGGTTGCCCGGTACGCCTCGGCGATCTCGTCCGCTGCCTTCGCGCTCGTGAGCGTGCGCGGGGTCAACATGACCGTCGGCGCACCCTTGGAGTAGACCGACGCCAGTTGCGTGTCCAGGGTCTTGACACCGGCCTCGAACGCCGCCGTCGACTTGATGGCATCGGCGTAGATGTTCGCAGCCGTCGCCGCGTTCGCACCCGCCACGCGGGACAGCGCGTCGAACACGGACCCCACCGTTACGCGCGTTCCCGGTGCCGCACCCTGGAACGCGGTCCGTATCGCGAGGGCGATGTCGGGGTCGGACTTCGCCGCTGCCGCCAGGTACGGCTTGAGCCGCAACTCCTCCGCCGTGGTCAGGGTACGCCGACCCAGGGCGAGGTCGTCCGCGAGGCGGGACACGTCGTCCGCCTCCTTGAACGCGCGCTGAGCCTCGGTGAAGTAGTCCTTGTCGATGGACTTGCGGATGTCCATGCCGCTGTTGAGGGCGTCGTCGTAGAACTTGGTGTTGCCGTACTGCCGTTCGACGGCATTGAGGGCGTCCATGTGTGCGTAGGACGCGGCACTGGACTTTGCAGCCTCGTCGGCAACATCGGTGCCACGCAGGGTGGCGTTGTACGACTCGTCGTATGCGGCCTTGTATGCGGACGCCGCCTTGAAGTCGTCGGCCAACTTGCCGCCGTAGATGAGGCGCACGTCTCCCGGTTGCAGTCTCTCGGCCAACTTGCCGAGGCCGGGGATGGCATCGAGGTACGACGACACCGCCCCACGGGCACCCGCCCGCAGTCCCGCCGCCACGGGTGCCGCCTCACCCACCAAGCGTGCGGCGCGTGCCGCCTGGACGCCCGCCTCGACACCACCCGTGGCACCCGCCGCGACGGCCAGGTCACCCAACGACAGTATGTCGGCGGCGAACCCGGCCGCCTTGCCCAACGTCTCGTAGCGGCGCACCGTCGGGTCTGGGTGGTACTTGTAGAGGTCACCGATCTCCTGGGTGAACCCACCGCCCTGCGCGACGTTGTAGAGGATGTTCTCCGCGACCCCGGTGCCCTTGTACTTCTCGGGACGCCCCTCGGACTTCTGACGCTGGATGTCCTCGGGGGTGAACCCGTAGCCGACGAACCCCGCCGCCGCGTTGATGGGCGACATGGCGGCACGCACCGTCCACGCAACGGGCGACTCGACCGTCGCCCCGGTGGCGTACTTCTTCTCGAAGAGAAGTCCGCCCTTCGCATACTTCTCGGGGTCGGCAAGCACGCGCTGACGCTCGGCCTCGTTGGCCCACCACGGGCGTGCGTCGTACTTCCCCTCCGACTGACGGCGGGACACGATGGTGTCGATCTCCTGCGGCGTGTACGGGACGACCTGTCCCGTCGGCACGTCGACCTCCTCGACTACGGGTCGACCGCCGACCACCTCACCCGTGGTGCGCTTCTCCTTGCGGGTGAGTGCCTTGCCTTCCTTCTTCAGGGTCTCGCGGTCGGCTGCCACCTGCATGGGCAGTTCGGCCTCGTAGATGCCCTTCATGAAGGCGAGCTGCCCCGGCTCCAACTTTGGGACGGTGCCCACCTTGGTCTGCCGGGACAAGGCCATCGCGAACGGGTCGCTGGCGATTCCGAGTGCGTACCGCGGGTCCTGCGCGATGGCCGCGCCTTCCCCCTGCAGCACTGCGGGCAACTCACCCAGTTGACGCTGGATGTCGGCGACGATGTCCTCGGTGGACGTCTCGGGGTTCAGTGCACGGATGCGGGCGTACGCGGACTTGAACCCCGCGTACGATGCACGGCGACGGCGCGCCTCATCGGGGGTGACCCCCTTCAGTGACTGCTCGAACTTCAGGTCGTCGAAGGGTGCTTCCTTCGACGCCTTTGCGACGCGCACCTTCGGACGGATGACCTCACCGAACGTGAGTCCCCGACCCACTGGCATCGGTTCTTCTTCGGGCAACTTGGACGGCCGGCCCTCGGCGAACGGCACGACGGGGGACACGAACCCACCGACGAACGCGGGCTGGGTGCGCGATGCCATCTCCTCGTCGACCCGTGCGAGCACGGCCTCCTTCGTGGCGGGTCCCATCTCCGCCTGGAACTTGGCGAACAGTTCCTTGCGGAGTTTGTCCTCGGCAGTCTCGACATCCATCTCGACGCGCGTCGTCGACACACCGGCCGATGCGGCACGGCCGGGGCGCGAGGATGTGAGCGTCGGGGTGGGTGCGGCGGGTGCCTTTCCGACCGAGCGTGCGAGCCGTGCCTTTTCCTCGGGACTCATGCAACTACTCCTTCGGTGCCGTGTCGGTGGTGAGCATGTCGAGGGCCAGGGCGATCTCGTGTGCCTTCCGCATGGCGTCCTCGTTCCCGTTGAACGTCATGGTGATCTCCTCCCACGTCCGCTGGAACGGCACACCCTTGGCGACGTTCGCGCGGTAGATGTCGCGGGCGACCTTGCCCGCTCCCGACGCGGACAAGCGGTCGAGTTTCGACGGCTTGTCCTTGAGTTCCAGTGCCGTCTCGATGCGGTTCTGGAGGTAGGTCACCTTGCTCGGCGGGCCGCCCTTCTTGACGCCCATGAGTTCGGGTTCAACGCCCGCCTTGGTGACCTTGCGGACGTCCTCTGCTTTCCCCACAGAAGTGGCAAACCGACCCGCAGCCTCGGCCTGCTCCAACTGCGCCTCGGGAGAACCGGGGAACGGGCTTCTCCCCGGCATGGACAGCGGGGGCGTATTGCGCGCAGCGGAGGTATGCGGCTCCCCCTTGTCGCCTGCGGGCACGACAAGTTCACCCTCGGGCTTCACCCCAAGTTCCGCGAACTCCGCAGCACGGGACGTGTCGGGACGGAGGTTGAAGTTCTCGGGTGCGGCAACCTGGGGCGGCTGCCGCATCGTGGAAACGGGGGGCGTCACGCGGGGCAGCGTGGCAGGGGGCGCGAGTTCCGTGGCCGCGAGGGTCTCCAACATGGTCTTGTCGCTGGCAGGCACGGCAAGTTCACGACCCATGTTCGCGAGCAACAGCCGTGCCTCCAACGGGAGGTCAGCCTCCGTGCGGGTCGGGGTCGGCGCGGGTGCAACCGCAGGACCACCGGAAACCGCACCCGGTTGCGTTATGGGCGCGGTCGTCGGGGCGGTGCGGTACTGACGCAGCAACTCGGCACGGACGTCGTCAGGGGCCGAAAGGAGGCCCTGCGTGACGAGACGTTCGCGGTAGGCGGGTGACGCCGGGGTGGGGCCGAACCGTCCCGCCGCGATGTCCCGCGCCTGCGTGATGAAATCGAAGGTGGGCGCGACGGGTCGTTCGCCCACCTTGAGTGCGGCCAACCGCGCCTGCAACGCCGCCTCAAGTTCGGCGCGTGAGGCCGGGGCCACCCGTGCCTCGATGGCGCTGATCTCCTCGGGGGTCAGTTCGGGCAGTTCCCCCAGCTCGGCGTAGGGCCGGTAGAGGACGTCACCGGGGCGCGTGGTCGTCGTCGTACGGGTGGTCGTCCCGGTCCGGCTGGTCGGGGCCGCACCCGCCGGCTCGGCGGGCGTGACCACCGTGCGGGTCGCGCTGTCGACGATGGCCCCACCACCGGGGACATTCCGCAACTCCGTCAAGACGGCCTCACGCGCATCCGAACGGGACATCCCCGTGCCCGTAGACAGTTCGTCAGTCAACGACTCGACGAGGGTGTTGTTCTGCAGGTCGGACATGTCGGGCGACACGGACGGGAGCCTCCCGCCGGTGCGGGACTGCCCGAAGGCGGCGACGGCCTGGGCGACGGTCTCGGCGTCGCGCACCGCCGCACCGATGGTATCGAGTTGGTCGGTCGGCAGCGTCGACGGTCCGGTGCGTGCCCGCGCACCGGCGGTGGGGGCGGTCGTCCCGGTGCCCGTCGTCGTGCCCCGAGACTCCGTCGTTACGGTGCCACCCGGACGACGGGTGCCCGTCTTCGCCTGCAGTTCCTGGCGACGGGCCTTCTCCTCGCGTGCCTCCTGGATGAGCCGTGCGCTCGTGCGCTTCGACACATCCTCCGCACTGAGCCGTCCCGACCGGATGTCGTCCAACTCCTTCTCGTACTGGGCGCGCAGGTCCTCGGTCGCCTTGACCCTGTCGCGGTACAGGGCCATCTCCTGCTTGTATCGTTCGGCCCCCACCTCGATGTTCATGAGGGCCTGCTTCTGGGCGAGTTCCCACTGCTTCGCGCGTTCCTTCGTGAACACGGAGGTGTACTCACCCGCAGCGGTGTCCTTGTACTTCTGCGCCCGTGCGGGGGATACGACGTACACCCCACGGCTGACCTGCGAGATGGCCATGTTCAACGACCCCCTTGCCCGAGAAGGGCTGCGTACTGTGCGGCGTTGGGGTTGCGACCCATGAACTCGATGAACCCGCTCGCCTCGTCGGCGGTATCGAGTCCGTAGAGTTTCTGGACCGCCGCTACCTCGGACGCGCTGGGCTTCTTCCCCTGGATGGTCTGCTCCAGGCCGTAACGCTCGAAGCCCGCCTGCACACCCGCACCCGCGATGCCCGTGATGGCGGCGAGCCGCTGCTGATCGGCCTCGGATGCGGCGGCGATGCGGGCCTGGATCTCCTCCTCGAGTTCCCGCTTGCGCTTGAGGTTCTCGGCCTCCACGTTGCGGGACACCTGTGCCATCTGCGCGGCCTGTACATCCGCGAGTTGCGCCTGCTGGAGTGCCGCCGTACCGGCACCACCCATGCCCGCGGCACCCGCAGCGCGGATGCCCGCCTGTGCCTGCCGCAGTTGTCCCTGCACCTGTGCCTGTTGCGAGCCGAACAGGGCGGACTTCTCCGCGTCCGTCAGGCCAAGCGTGCCGAGTTCCTGCTGACGGCGCAGTTGGGCGAGCCGCTTCTCGTTCTCCTTCTCCGCGTCCGTCTTGATGAGGGCGGGGATGGCCTCGATGCCCGCACCCACGGCGGCACCGAGACCCGACCCGACGGCGGCACCGACGGGTCCGCCGACGAGCGCACCGATGCCCGTACCGACCCCCGCACCAACACTAGAACCGATGGCCATGTGCGCCCCCTACCTGTAGAAGAGTTCGATGTTGAGGTTGCGCGCGGACGTGTACGCCTTATCACAGCGCGGGTCCATCACGAGCGCAACATTGTAGACCGTCCCGCCCTTGACCTGGATCACGTACCGCTGGGTGTACCACCGTCGGGAACGGAAGCCACCGGCCGTGATGTTCCCGCTCAGGTTCGCGTCGTTGGCCACGTCGTCCTCAGTGAACGCACGACCCTTCGTCGATGGGATGTAGTCGGTGGTCAGGACGCGGTCGTCCTTGCTGACCTGCAGGTACAGGAGGTTGCTGTACTTCTGCGCCTCCAGCTCGTAGTTCGCGGCTCCGAAGGCGGCGACGCTGACGGTGATGACCGCCCACCCGTCGTGCTCCGGCAACACGCGCTTCGCAAGGTTCGGGATGCCCTGGAACTTCTGGTCGAGCAGATCGTATGCCTTGAAGTGCGACGTGAGGTACGACCGCGTGAACGGGTCGATTTCCACGAACTGTGTGAACACGTCCCCCGTCATGAACTGGTGGTCGGGCGTGACGTTGTAGTACTCGCCGCGGACCAGGTCGGTGGTGGTGACGCCCCCGTCCGCGAGGTCTGCGGGGTCGATGTCCCGGTTGATGTAGAGCCGCAGTTCGGAGGCGTTCTGCTGCAGGTCCGCGGCATCGACGGGGTCGCCGGCCACGAAGACGTTTGGCGGAGTGAACGGCATCTAGTACCTCCCCGTGAACACCGTGAGGGTGCCCTGGGCCAGCGTGACGAGCGACACCCACGACAGGTTGAGCAGGCGGGCGCGCACCTCGATCCAGTCGATGGTGATGTCCGCGTTCGTGGTGTTGATGTAGCACAGGGTGTGGTTCACGCGCTGACGCTTACGCTGACGGTCGGTGATCTGCGAGTTGAACGGGTTGGCCCCGGCACTCACATGGTCGGTCAGGTCGTACACCGAGTACGTGGACAGGCACCCGACCCGTGTGGCACTCCCCCCCGTGAACCAATAGAACGCGAACTGATAGCAGTCAGCGTCACCGGGAGCCGGGAGTTCAAAGTCGGGCGGAGCCGGGAGGATGGTGTTGTCGACGTTGCAGTCGAAGTGTGCGCGAAGCACCTGACCTGGCTCGAGCACGACCGGGGTGCCGAAGGTGACGCGGAACGGGGTCGCGCCGATGACGACCTGCGTCCACACGGTCGAGTTGACCGACCCCGTGCTGATGGCCTCCTCGACGATGTTGAAGTTCCGGTTGAACACCGGGGTGTTGGCCACGGTGACGTGCCTACGGCTGACCCACTCCGTGCGGGTGTTCGTGTCGTCCAGGGTGTTCGATGCCGCAGCCACGCTGGCGTAGTCGGCGTTCAGGTCACCCGCGACGATGGGGTCGCCCGCTGAGACGGTCGTGATGGGGACGGTCGGCATGGTTCACCTGTACTGGTTGCGGACCCAGAGGCCCGAGTCCCAGACGTGGAAGGGGTTGATCCAGTTGTCGTCGATGATGACGCCGACGGGAAGTTTCACGTTCGTGAAATTGAGCCGGAAGCGGATGTCCACCTGGGCGGTCGTCGTGCCGATAGGCGTCGAGAACGGGAGGACGTAGGTGAACCGACCGCCGGCCCACTGCAGGTCGGTGCGCGCACAGCACACGTCGTTCACGAAGACGCCGACCTCGATGAAGTTCTCATCGCGGATTTCCACCGTAGCCAAGTACGGGTCGTTGACGTGCTTGGCGACGTACGACCAACGCCAGTCCGTGTCGACCAGACACTCCCCGACGAGCATCCCCTCCTTGGCCTCGAACGTGACCTCCGAACCCGCGTAGTAGGTCGTGCCGCCGATGGTGACGTTCCGCTTCTCGGCCAGCCGCATCCACCCCAACTGCCAGTCCGTCTTGGACCACGTCGTCTTGTAGGAGTTGTTGACCTCGTTCACGATGCACGACGACGAGGTGTGGTACGACTGCGACTGCATGTAGGTGTGGGCGATGCGGTTGTGCGCGATGGCTACGTCGTTCACATCGACGACCACGGTGGCGGGTGCGACCTCGGTCTCGGTGACCGACCCTAGCGGCATGTTGTTCTGGTCGAGTTGCCCGTTCAACTCCGATGCGGCGGTGCTGATCTCCGCGTTCCAGTCCTCGGCGTTGGCGATGTTCCCGCTGATGAACGCACGCTGCGTGTACTGCCTGGGCATCAGGTCCTCGCTCCGGGTGCGCGGGTGTTTGGTGTCTTGACCGCACCCCCGATGTAGTTCATCTGGAATCGGACGATCTGGATGTGGTTCGCCGTCTGCACCCTGAACTGGAAGTGGGACACCAACCCCGTACGCACGTCCCACCGAAGTCGGGTGACGCGGGGCTCCTCCCAGTAGGACGCGTCGTACTCGGCGACGTTCCCCGCACCGACGACGGACGGGCTGTAGGTCGCCTGCTCCTTGACGGTGCCCTTGACCTCCCCAACCTGGGGCCACACCTCGCCGGCGGACGTGAAGGTGTACCCCCAGTCCTCGGCCCACAGCAGTTCGATGCCGTTGTCGCCCTCGGTCAGCACGTCGAGTTCGACGGACAGCACCCGCTTCTTCACGCTGTCGTCGCCGAAGTCGTACCACGTCGAGGTCCACACGCTGAGCCCCTGTGCGTGCGGGACGTACGTCGGGACGTACTTCTCGTTCTGCAGGGTGAGGGTCACGTCGTCACCCCAGTTCGGGCGTCCCGACCAGACCTGCAGGCCGAGGCCGGGGTACGCGATGCTGTCCGTCGGGGTGGCGGCGTCGAACTTCGGACGGGTGCCGAGGATGAAGTATCCGCTCTGGTCGGCGGCGATCTGCGTGAAGTCCCACTGGTGGTCGGCGTCCTCGCTGCCACCGCCGCGCAGCGACCATTCCCCGTTGACGATGTTGAGGCTGGCACCGCGACTGCACTCTGTCTGCCCGTCCACAGGGTAGATGCACCAGTACTCCTTCTCACGGTCGGAGTACGCGGCACACGCGCGTTGCAGGGCGTTCTTGCTGAGCCGCCCCATCTCCTTCTCCATCTTCGCCGACAGGTTGTCGACGGAGATCTCCGCGCCGCCGCGCATACCACCCTTGACGAGCCAGAACCCGTCCTTGTTCAGGAAGGCGACCCCGTACCCTGGGATGAGCCGGATGCTGTTCGTCGCCGTGGTGCCCGTGTCCTTCTTGACCGTCGTGCAGGTGAACCCGTCTCCCGTGGAGTTCGTGAACACGGCGTCGATGCTGCGCTCGCGGAACACGAGCAGCACGTCGTAGTACGGGTACAGGGCGGTGATGTGCCCACCGTCACGCACGCCGACGTCGAAGAAGTTGAACGCCGGGAACTGCTCGGGGAGACCCTGCACCGAGTAGATGATGCGGGTCGGGGTTGACTCCCCGCCCGCCAACCACATGCACCCGTTCCACGCGGCACCGTACTTGTACGACGTGCTGATGGTCGTACTGTCGCTGGATGTCGGTGCCTCCTGCGTGAGCTGGTTGTCCGGCGACACGTCGAGGTACGAGGTCGTGTTGTTCTCGTTGATCTGCGCGACGAAGTAGAAGATGTCCCCGGCACCGGTGATGCCGTCCTTCTTGTTCTTCGTGCGGTAGATGCGGCTGGCCACGGTGCCGTCGGGACCGGGATCGAGGCCGGTGAGCATGATGCCGTACTTCTTCTGGTTGGCCACGTCGAGGGCCGTGTCCCCATCGGGGACGGTCCACGTCACGGTGCAGGCGTCGGACAACGGCGACTCACTGCCGGTGCTGGTGATGTATGTGCGCCTGTACGAGTAGGTGTTGACCGACCCTCCCGTGGGGTCCCCCAGCCCGAGGATGGAGTCAACGGGGAACTGGACGGCGATGCCGTCCAGGTTGTTGTCCGTCGGGCTACCGGTCGGAGGCAAGACCGAGTCCTGGTTGTAGTCGACCTGCACGTCGAGCGGGGTCGGTGCGGGCGGGCGTTGGTAGAACCCGAACTGCTCCGTCTTCGCACGGCCCCACCACTTCAGGGCCTTGTCGTAGCCGTTGATGATGACGGTCATCCGGCCGTACGGGATGGCCTGCGTGCCGGGGTCATCCGAGCGCGGGGTGTTGCGACCCTTGTCGAGGTACACGGTCCGGTTGCTGCTGGGCAGGTTGCCGACGTTCCCGTACTGGAAGAACAGATTTCCGTTGCGTTCCTGCAGGTAGTACTCCTCGCTTCCCTGGTGCCGCTGTACCACCTGTAGGAAGCGGCACGGCTGGTACAGGTCGGACAACTCGGCGAGGGTGTAGGACTCCGTCGGGTCGTAGGGGATGAGCGGCTCCCACCCACGGTCGTTGCGCCAACCACCCGACGGCTCGTACCGGAAGTTCTCGACGAGTGCAGCGGCGTTGCCCGCCGGGAAGTACCGTTGGTCTAGACCGCCGGCGACGGTCTCGGGGAACGTCTGCGCGTCCATGCTAGTTGAGCCTCCGCAGAGAGGACGGGTCGAACGGTGACCACACGCGGTTGCCGGTGCCGAACTGACCACGGACGAGGTCGGTGTCGATGCTGTCGACGTACCGCTTCTCGAGACGCTTGATCTCGGTGTCGTACTTGCGCTGGTAGTTGGTGGCCTGGCTCAGGTTGTCGTGCTTGCTGTAGATGTCGTGCAGCACCTTGTAGACGACGAGTTGGTGGAACTCGACGGGGAACTCGAACGCGTCCGTCGGCAACCCCAGGCGGTGAGGCTTCCGGTAGTAGCGGCACTCCCACCGACGGAACTGGCGTTCGGTCGCGTCGTTCACCGCCGGGGCCTCGGTGCCGGGGGCGTAGAGGTACACGAAGTCGCTGCCGATGGGGCGCGGGTACGGGCGGAAGCGTTGGTGCAGCCCGTCGAACTCGATGTACCTCTTGTTGCCGGGGTTGACCTGGTCGGGGTGTCGGACGATGTAGAAGTCCACGGTGTCGGCGACACGGACGGGGTCTTCACTCGTGGCAAGACCGGGGATGGCGGGGACGACGGCGGTGCTCCCGAGGGTGACCTCCCGCCACACGGGCAGCCCTGCGTTGCGGACGCCCGTGCTGCGGTTGAAGTTCTGGTTGAAGTAGACCCGCTTCCGCAGACCCTCAAACGGGTTCATCACCTGGTCGATGCCGTCCGCGTACGCGGGTGCCGCGACGGACTGCCCGTCCCATGTCCGGAACTTGATCTCGAACGCGGTGCTCTGGCCCGTGAGTTTCGCGACGAACGGCTCACTCAATGCGCCGACCTTGTGGCCCCCGTCGGTCTCGTAGGCCCAGCAGAACTCCATCGAGGTGTTCGGCCCGAACGTCCCGCCCATCGTCCCCGACGCCGCGCAGAGTTCGGCGGACGGGACGTTGCT